ACTCGGAGAGGTAAGTTGACCACCTCTTCACCCATACCACCGCCATTACCGCCACCATTACCGCCGTTACCATTTCCACCATTGCCACCGTTACCACCATTCCCGTTGCCATTTCCGTTCCCATTACCATTGCCATTTCCATTTTTACCTCCGTTTTTCTTTTCTGGTCTTAGCATTCCACCATAACCCACACGATATCCATTAGGAATTTTTTTACACTTCCTATCTGTAAAGCAATAATATTGTCCCGGCGGGCATGATTTAGGAGCAACACTATTAGCTGCTTCCTCAATAAAACGATCTAAACTTTTCATGTGTTGAAGTCCTATACTCTAGTTAGGGTTTTTGTTAATTTAAAAACAGTTGATGAATCTGTGGTGGGAGTTGCCCTTACTCTGACATTTCCAGAGTCAATATCAGCATCAAAAGATGCAAGAGATGCACCAGTTCTTATCGTACCAAATTCATTTAAGAAGACATCTGTTCCATCATGCAAAACATTTAAAGTGGTGACATGATAATTAGATCCTTGCGTTATTTGTATTTGATATTGTGCAGATCTAAATGTAGCAGCTACAAAAGTATCAATAGTTGAAGCAGATGTAGTTGTCGTCGTATCAGTAGATGCTTGAATTGATATTATTGGTGTGATACTTCCAGCACCAACATCTAAACCACTCCTTGCTGTTGCAACTCCGATAGAATCTAAGAATGTAACATCGTCATATGTGATTGTTCCACCTATTGTGACGTTTCCGGTAAATGTGGCTGCTGTTCCGGTTATATTACCAGCAACATTTAAATTACCAGAAACTTCTGATATATCTCCAAGTAAAGCGGTGCTTGCAATACCAACCCATTTTTGAGTTCCTGAGTCATAAATTAGTAATTGTTTATCTGATCCATCAAAACTAACATCATCAAGATCTTTAATAAATCCAGCACCACCACCACCGATTGATGCAAGTTGATATTGAACTCTCTCTACAAATAACTTATAGTGTTTTTGTAGTTGATCAACAGTAACAAAATTTTGATCTATCGGTGTTAATGGATCTTCATTATCAGTGCTTGGTGGTTCTGCAAGTATGGTGCTTTGCTCTTCTAGTTCTTCTTTTAATACTTCCTGCTTTCCTTTTAACTCCTCAACTATTCGATATAACTCAGAAATATTAGTTGTATTATAATCATGATGATTGTTTAATTTTTTTATATCTTTTGTTATATTACGAATGTTTTCATCATAGTATTTTGGTTTTGGTAGATTTGATATTTCATTAGCTAAATCATCAAAATATCCTTTTGATAAATCTCTTGCCTCTTTGTTTTTTAAATTAAACTGTTTTACTTCCTCATCAACTCTTTGTTTGAGAACGTTAAATTGACTTAATATTTGCTTCTTGAGTAGTCTATCATCATTCTTAAATTCATGATGATGATCCCATACTCTAATAACAGTTTCTTTTATCTCCTTCAGTATGTTTTCTTTTGTTTCTTGTAATTTATCACTAACCTTGTTTATCTCAACACGATTATCAAAATCTTTTGTTTCAATATTTTCAGAGATGTCTTGAACCTCACGATCCATCCTTTCGCAGATCGATTTAATTTTATCATCAACCTTGATAAAGTCATCATCAATCACACTAAATGTTTTACCGATCCATGAAAAATCAGGAACTTCATTTACCTCATTTACCCATTTAGGAAACTTTGGTATCTCAGATCTGACTTGATCAATCTGTTGACAGATTGCTTTTATTTCTTCATCATAGTATTTGACTACGGGAAGATTAATTAAATCTTCTTGTAGTGAACTTAGACGATCTTCAATAGATGAAACTTGATCGTCATAATATTTTGGTTCTGGTAACTCTTTTATTTCTTCCTTTACATAATCTATCTGTTGACAGACAGCTTCTATATCTTTGTCATAATGTCTGACCTCTGGTATTCTTTCTATTCTTTCAATTATTGATTTGAGTTCTTCATCATAATATTTAATTTCAGGTATCTCAGGTATATCTTTCCTTACGTCACTTATTAGACGTATTATCTCTGTTAAATCTTGTTGTTGTTCTTCTGATATTTCCTCTTCTATTGAACATGGTGCTGTATCAATTGCTGTATTTCCTGCTCCTACACTCATGTCGATATAATCATCAACTGATGGTAAATTATTCTCAACAATTAGTTCGTCCACTGAGGGAAGATTACTTTCATCAATGATGAAATCTTCGTAAGACGGCAGTTTTTCCGACATTTTATGAGTAAAATATTACTTCGGGATTCCTCTCCCTGACTTATTTATTCTCTTTATTAAGTCCAGACTTTAGTATCTTTGATAACTCAGATGTTGATCCTACAAACAATGCATTATTGACTGTTGATGGCCCTTTTGATTCCTCTTCTTTGTTAACATCTTTAAGTTTTTTCTGTAAATCCATTAACTTATCAGTGGCATCAGAAACACTTTTAATAAGTTGTCCTGCAACTTCATATGCCCTTGGCATCTCACTCTCTTGTGCTAATTCTAATATCCCGTTTATTGCCTCTTGCCCCTTTTCTATAATGCTGTATAGATTACCTCTTGTATATTCGTAATCTTTTTGAATGTGATCACCATTTGATTTGACTTCCTTTTTCTGAACTTTCGTGGTTTCTGCAGGAACGATATCTGTCTCTACGTTAAAAGCGTCGTTTAGGTCATCAAATTTTGAGGTTTTCATGTAATTGTACCACTGAATCCAAAGTCATCACCCATCGGAATGACTGCACTATCAACACCATCTCCATCTGAAGTATTAGTGTAATCAATGCCCTTAATGTCTGTTCCTCTAACGTGTGATGTAGCGAGTGTAGAATCTTTTCCTCTCTGAACAGTGATTTTACTGGTAGATGCGGAGATAGATTTTACTAACATCTCTTCATTATCTATAACAATGTAGAATTCATCCTTAATATTTGTCGTATCATCAACTGTAAATGTTTTCTGTGTTGCATCAATATCCTCAGCTAGGTTAGTAACCACATCACCTGTGTAGTCCTTGATTGCTCTCGGTTTGATAGAGTATGTAACATCTCTCTCTGTGCTTCTTGCACCACCAGCCAGATAACGAACAGATACACCTTTGATAATATCTGTAGTAGCAGAAGAAACTGGGCCAAATAGGTATGTCTTCGCGGTAAACCTTAATGTATAATACAAAACTCTTCTTGATGTAAAGTCTCCCTCATATTCATCTTGAAAAGATACATTCTCTAGTACAACTGGTATATCTCGTTTTTCATTTATTTCTGAGACTAAATTGACTGTTAAATTATATGATGGTTGAAAGAATGGTAAGATTTGTTCGACGATTTGTAGAGCATCATCATTTAACTTACACATTATATTCAATTCAAATTGCATATTATAAGGCACAGGCATGAATACTTTTTTGGTTGTAGTTTCTGTGTCTGGATCTTTAACTGTGATTTGTTGAGTTGTTGTTACCTTTCTTGTTGGATCATATGTTAGACCTGTAAACTCAAATGACATTCTTGGTAATGTCATCGCGACCGATTTACTTAAATTTGGTGATTGTTCTAATCTAGCTAAAAATTTTCCAATAGGCCCATATGCAAGTGGGACTTTGCTTACTGATTTATTTCCATCCGAATCTGTATGCTTAATTGAGATATCATTAAACAACGTACCAAAAGAGATAATTGTCTTTCTAAATATTTCGTTGTAAAAATACTCAAACATTTTTGCACCTATACCCAGTTATTTATGGTTGTCCAAAGGGATTACCCTCTGAAAAGTCTAATATTGCATCTGCCTCAGTTTCAAATCCATCATTATCACCAAATCCGTCATCAAAGTTAGTAAGGTCTATTAATCTTATCGTATGAACTGCATTAGAAGATCCACCAGTAATTGTTTCTTTTCTAAGGAATACTCCTTCCACATTTGATATCTTAAGTTCACTTGTTACACTGTTCCAATCTCTGACTCTTGCAGTTGCTCCACTTGTTCCACCAGTGATTATCTCATTGAATTGGAAGTTACCAACTGCGTCACTAGCTGCAGGAGGAGCGATCGCGATGCTTGGAGGAGTTGTATAACCAGCACCAGCGTTAGTAATATGAATTGCACTGATTGTTCCAGCAGTAGAAACGATTGCAGTCGCAGCAGCAGAAACAGTTGACAATCCTGTAAATGTTATCGTAGGTGTGGTAGTATATCCAGAACCGCCACCAGTTATTGTTACGATGCCAATTGTTCCATTTGCCATATTTGCGGTGGCTGCAGCACCTACACCATTTCCACCAAATATTTGTATATCAGGGCCTGTGGTATATCCTGATCCGGGATTAACTAAATTAATACTTTGAACTACGCTTGCTTTTTGATTTAATGGATCAGCAGCACCGGTGCATACAACGATACCACCACGAAGATTTGCAGTTGCGATACCAGTAACACCACCAGTTGGTGCAGATGATATTGCTACTCTTGGAGCAAATGTATATTTTCTACCACGATTTGTTATATCGATAAATTGAATACCACCATTAACAACTGTGGTAACAGCGGAAGCACTTGATGCCGTTCCAACTAAAGTAAGGACTTGTGTTCCTCCGATAATGAAATCTTCACCATCTACACCTTCTGTTGCTGCAAGTGTATCATCAATCTCATCAACACCAGTGTCAATAACTTCATCCTCATACTGGAAGAGTTCACAACGAAGTGTGTAAACGTAATTTTTCTTTAGTTGATAGAATGGTTGTTCATGCTCCACATATTTGATTTCAAATAAACGATCACCTAGTGGAAAGTAGATTAGATCACCCTCTTTTGGTCGAGTTGACAATCTTACATTCTCCTCATTTTTCATCAGAGGTGAGATGTAAGTTTCAAATCTATCTCTTGATATTGTCAGTGTGAGTTCATTAGTTGCCTGAATACCGAACTTTGATAAAAGAGTTGGATTCTCTCCATACCCGTCAAAAGATTCAACGTAAGCTTCAATTGGATATGCATCATCAAACTTTGATTCGATAACCTCTTTGATTATTGTATTGCTGTTCGCATATTTTCTTGGCATGTAATGAACATTTACTCCATAAATTTGGAGTTGTTCATTTATAAGAGATTGAACTAGGTTCTGTTCGCTAGTTGATCCTTGCTGAAAAAAGGGATTAAGAACCATGTCACTATCCTATGAAATCGAGAGGAGGTAACTCGTAAGTGTTTGACATTTGTTCTCTTATTACATCCAACTCTCTCTGCCCATCTTCATATATTTGTCTGCCATTTAGTTCTACACCGCCGGGTAATTTGACACCTTGAAACTTAATTAAATTTTGTCCCCACTGTCTTTTCATCAATGCAGTAAGATATCTTTTTAAAAAGTAATCATTATATACACCCGTATGATCATTTGGATCTATTATTCTAAAACAATCAATTACAAGATAGTCATCTACGGTCATTGACGCAAAATCCATGTCCATATATAAACGGTCTTGTCTTTGATTAAATCTTATTTGTTTTTCTGTAGTTAAAGCAAAATTTATGTCCTCTAAGTATCTCTTTGTCATCGCATAATTTAGAATACCAGCATAACCTAAATTAAAAGCAACATCATTTAAAAACAGTTGATACTTTACACTAAACATATTGTTAGTTACTGTATTAGCACCATCAAAATGAAATAATTTATTAACACCAATAACTGAATCAGGCATTATTAAATAATTACTATCCTCTTCAAAACTAAATGTTGTCGATATTCCTGCAACTGTTCCACTTGTTGTTGTAGTAACAATTCCTATCTGATTTTCTGCACCCTTTCCTCTAGCTCGATCAACATCTTCTTGTCTTATCTTATATTTTAAAAATGTTTGTATGACACCATTAAAATGTCTCTCTTGAAAATATTGTATAGCATCATCTAATAAATCCTCAGTTTGCTCATCTGCAATATTAATCTCAAGCAGTGGAGCACCCAGTTGCCTTTTGCAATAATCTATTAGTGTTGATCTACTTGATGGTTGAGCCATTTATATTATACCTCTATCCATATTTAGGGTGCAGAAGATACACCACCACGTACTTGAATATTTCCGTCTACAATTCGATACACTGTCGCACCAGATCCAACTAAAATATCATATACATATCGACCTGCCTTTACACTCCTAGTATCTGTTGATCCTAGAGATATCGTTAATCCGTATCCACTAGATGCAGTTGTGTCAATACCAACCGTAAATGTAGCCACTGGAAAAGCAGTAGATCCAATCGCTGTGCTTTTTGTCATCTGAGATGATCCTGTCCACCCACTTACAGTATTCAATCCAACAGAATTAGTCGTTGAAAAATTAAATCCAGTATTTGATGTATCTACAACATTGAAAGTAGCACTAAAATCAGCACCAACATTCATAATCAAATCACATGGATATGCTACCCCCGCCTCTGGATCAAAAGTTATTTTTTTAGTTGCCATTTACCAAACTCCTTAAGAGATCTTTAATTTCAGTAATTTCATTTCTAAGAGTTGATATGTCTCTTTCAAGATTATCAACTTTATTTTTTTCATTTTTTTTCAATTTGCGACGGGTCAAATACTCATCATATTCAGCTTTGTTTGTGTTTATAATACAGTTAGATGATTTATCTCTAACTAAATGTTCGTTGTCCTTGACTTTGATGTAATTCATTATGCTAAAGCTATGACTCTTAGACCTGTAAATCTTGGCACGTATGCTTGATTTGTTGAGGTTCCCACTAATTTAATTCTAAATGATCTGAATAGTGGCAGTTCATTCGCAGTAAAAGAGTATTCTTTGTATTGAATATCAAATGGTGTGAACCCACTAACTTTAGATAGTGGCACTAGATCATCAGATCTTCCATCATTTTTATCAGGTGATATAACTTGACCTTTCTCATTTAAATTTGAAAATCCGGGGAAAGGTATGAATATTGGTTCAAAACCGGGATTATCACTTATTGCATAAAAAGCTCTAAGGTCAGTATATTCGTTAATGTGAGCATCAAGAATAATTTTTAATGATGTAGCAGATGTTTCCAGAGTATTTTCTTTTGAAACATATTGGAAAGCTGATGGATCATCTTCTAGAGAATCAACACGATTATCTGTTGCAAAATCAGTAATCAGTTTATCAACTCTGTTACTTGTTAAGATAACTCCAATTCTATCCATATCAATACATGGTGATACTAGAGAGTTATTTGTATTTAAATTTAAAGTCATATTGAATGACCTGTCACCCGGTAAAACCGTGATCGTTTGATTATTTGTTTCATTGACTCTTGATGCGATTACTCTTGTTGAATCAAGATAATTAATTTCATTTAAAGTAATATTTTCACGTTCTTGAACAACGAAAGGAGTATCAGATCCTTGGCCAGATCCATCATTAATACTTGAACCACTTACAGTTTGTATTGAGGCATCTATTTTCGTACCATTCACAGTTGTATTCGCGATTATTGGAGTAATAACTTCAAAAGGCATATTTTGAGTAGCATGAATATCTACACCACCTGCCGATTTAGTTTTATTCGTAAATAATTTACCTCCTACATCAGTACTTGTGCTTCTTCCAATACCATTAGCACCCATATCTAATTTTACTTTATATGAGTCTAATGTGAAAGGATTAGTTGCAGTCACGATACCTAAATTATGGGTATTATTTATTCTACGAAGAGAGATTCCATTTAATTCGTATTTTTGCACTAAATCTCCACTTATGTAATTTTGAGATTCAGTTGAGTCCTGCTCTCTTGTAATACCAGTTAAGGTGTTGCCTGAAAATCCAGTATATTTAATAATCTCATTTCTGATTTTAACATAACCGGGATTAGTTGATGCAACGCTGATATTTTCAAACGTCGTGAAATTAGCAGTGCTTCCTACTGACAAAGCTGCAGTGCTAGATGTTTCATAAGCTGATGATAATGTTGTTGGTGAAACGTCACTTTCTGCTCCGGAAATTATTAATCTATTATTCAAGTGACTCATACCATGATTTTTATGATCAACAGTGATATGCAAACCATCTGATATAGGAGTTATTTTTCCTGCAGGTACATTTGCACCATGTCCACCACCAGCACCGGTAATTGCACTTGATCCACCTCCAACAGTGCTTGTATAGAATAATGTTTTACCACTTCCTACAGTGAATTCACCCTGAACATTATCAACGATTATTTCACTCGTGGCACCTATGGATGTTAGAGATAATCTTGCACCAGTTCCTAGTGAGGTTGTAATTCCTAATACATCACCAACTTCATAACCTGCACCACCATCAGTAACAACCACCTTTACAACAGATCCATCGTTATACAAAACGCTTGCCTTTGCATCACGTCCACTACCTGTTATTGTTGATAGGGCAACACCTGCAATTGTATGGCCACCAACTGTACGAGCAGCACCAACTGAATCATTCGCTGATGTATAACCTAAACCAGCATTTATAATAGTTAATTTACCTAAAGCATCATTATCCGCAGCACCAGCGGTGCCGACTAAATCTCCTCTACCATTTGATCCAGTTTGGAAAATAGTATTACCTAAAGTTGGGAATACATCATTCGCTTTCCCTGAGTATGCTGACGATAATCCAAGTCTTACTTTATTAGCAACAAAGTTAAGAGAGTCGGGCATTAGTCTTGGAATTTGAGCGTTACCCTCCCCTAATATTGGATTATAAACTTCCAATGATCCACTTTGTGTAAAGTTTGCTCTATTTAATTTAAATTTAAGATCTTCCCACTGGCTAGGTGTCCATGTTGAAGCATTTTGTGATTTAAATAATGACCCCAATATAGGTTGATTAGAAACAAATTCATCGGTTATTAAATCATTTTCACCAACTCTTGATATGAATACTCTATATTTTGCAGATTGTGATAACATGCATATGGCATATTCTGTTTGTGGTGATAAGTAAACAGGTGCTTTGAATGTGAACTTAGTTGGAGTGGATCCATTCCTCGTCAAATTATTTTCAATTTGATCAGGGTAAAGATTTATCTGAGAGAATGGTAATACATTTTGTGTGGGGATACCTAATTTAACAGTTCTAATGTCTAATTGAACTGGAAGATTATTATCATCTATTGTTTCAAAGTATACTTCGCAACTTGTTATGAATACACCCTCTGACTCTGGAACAAAGAAAGTTTGAGCTAAGGGGTCACTATCATAATCTGGTTGTGGTGGAGGTGGTGGTGGTGGTGGAAATAACTCTGCCTCACTTCTACCTCTTTGAATATCTTGAGAAATAATTTTTTCACTATAATCTTGCCCCGTAAATTCTCTTACATCCCTCTCTTGTAGTAAATCTTGAACTTCAACTATCGCGTTTCTAGTAGAAATAATATTTTCTTGCACTGTTTCTAAAACACCAGTTGCATCATATACATCTTGTCCTGTGGTTGATGCATTAAAATCATCATTTCCACTATTATC